TTTCATTTAGACAAATATTATGTTTAGTACGTAATAAATAATTAAAAGGAATTCTTCCTCTTGAAAAACTATATTTTGGATGCCCTTTTTCTTTACTTCTATAGTCTTTATTATTATTTTCTTTTTTATCAAGATTGATTTTTTTTTGTGCTGTTTTAAAGCCTGAACGAGTCATATATTTATTTATATATAATTTTTCTTTAAGTAGGATTTTACTTAAAATATTTGTTGTTAAAAGTAGTTATTTTGACATTCATGATGTGTTTTTATATTTTAGTGTCAAAGTCGGCATTTTAAATGTGCAAAGGTGTAAAATTTTTTGATTTTCAGACATTAAAATTTCTGAAAAATCCAATTTATAAATAATATTTTTTGATTAAATTAATTGTAATATGTCTATTAATTATCAATTTTTTGTGATTTAATGACTGAACAACAATTATATTATAAATAATTTAAAGATTATAAAAGTGCTATATGATAAACGTATACATATATATATATGTTTATTATGTAGGTATATGTATATATACATATATTGATAAAAAAAGTTGAATTAAAAAAATTGATTTTTAAAAATAATGGAACTAATTTAAAAATATAAATTATATAATTACAGTAAAAAAATGTCAACACAAATCGTATTCGAAACAATTAATCCTGAAGAACAAAAATCAAAGGTTCAATTAGAATCAAAGATTATGTATAATGTAGATGGTAAAGAAGTATATCCTGAAGAAGAATCTGGTTGGATTTATCAAGAATTTTCGGGTTTTGCCCCTAAAAAATTTATTGAAGATCCAGCCAAACGTGACTGGGTAAAATTCCAACTTGACCCTGAACAAAAATCTTGTATGAACTTAAAAACTGCATTACTTAAAAATGATGAAGGATTTGAAGCAAATAGAAAAATGATTTTTGGTAAATTTGATAGATTATATAAATTTCTTCCTTCAGTCAAACCACCTAAAGGTAAAGATGAAGAAGAATTATCTGAAGATGAAGGTGAAGATGAAGATAAACAAGAAAAACAACCAGATGCTTCTGATTCTAAACCAAAATTTGATAGTGTTAAAATGAAACTTAAAATGGATTGGTTTTATTATTATGATAATAAAAAATTAGATAGAACAAATACTGGTGCCATTAAAAAAGCAGTTGCTGAATTAATGAAAAATACCAAAACAGCAAATCTTGATAAAGATAAAAAGAAGGCTGCTATTAGTGCTTTACCAATTAAATTAACTTTTAAAGATGAAGAAGGTAAAAAAGAAACTGTTGATGTATTAATGAAAGATATTGAACAAAGAAAAGAAATTGATACCAAAGTATTTTACAGAAAACCAGAAAAATTAGAACAAAATGCCAAGAAACCATTTGATTGTTCCGAAGAAGAATTAGTTCAAATATATGGAGATCCTATGGATCCTCAAAATGTAAGAACTCCAGATGACTTGGATCAATTTTATAGAAATAAATGTTATGTTAGATTCTTATATCGTTCATCAAATCTTTGGGCTTCAAAAGATAAAATGGCTGGAGCTGATAAAAGAACTTGTGGTATTAAATATATTATTTATCAAATTGATATTATTCAATTACCATATGAACAAAACTATAGTTCATCACAAAAAACTATTTATTCTAAATATGCTTTCGGTAAAAAAAATATGTTAATTAATCAATCTGTTGATAGTGTTTTTACTTCTGTTGAACATACTACAAATGATAAACAAAATGTTCAAGAAGTATCATCTAGTACAACTTTAACTAAAAATGTAAAAGATGAAAAAAATAAATCAACTAAAAAAGAAATGAAAGTTGAATCTGAAGATGAGAAATCAGAAAAATCTGAAGAATCTGGTTCTGAATCTGGTTCTGAATCAGAAGAATCTGAAGAATCTGAATCTGAAGAGGAAGAAGTTCAAGTTAAACCTACCAAAAAAGGAGGTAAAAATACTAAAACTGTTGTTGAAACTCAAAGTAAAACAACTAAAACTACTAAAAAAACAAAATAATTAAATAATAATAATTGATGATTTGATATTTTAATATTTTTTTAACAAATAAATATAATTAAGAATATATTTATTTAATTTATATATTATTATGGAAAGAATTGTTTATAAAATTGAAAATGACTATGAGTCAAACAAACTAATAACTATTTTATCAAATTTAAAAATTACCGAAACAATACCAATACAAGATAATTCATCTAATGATAAATTAATAATAAACAAACTTTATGTAAGTGATAATGATATACCACAATCAAAATTATTTGTAGAAACTTCTAATTTAGAAGTTTTATCAATTAATGGTAATAAATTACATTTAAAATTACCAGATTCACATGTTATTTTTTTTAATCAAATTGATGACAAATGTACTGAATTATTAGGTGAATTAGTTAATGGTGATTTTGATTTAGTAGAATTCAATGATGATAATAATAAATTTGATTTGGGTGATATTGAATATAAGTCTTTAATTACAATGACAAGTCCAAACACAATTAAAATAAATATTTTTTCTGGAACTACAATTAAACAAGGAACTAAACAAATTGACAAAACAAAAATTAACACAGGTGATACTGTAAGACTTGTTATTGGTCTTGACTATATATCATTATTAGTTGATGTCAATAATTTTGTTGCTAGAACTAAATTCTATTGTTACTTTATTGATGTAAATAAAAAATATAATTATACATCTGAACCTAGAGAAAAAATTAATGATTGGATTTTTTCATCAAATAATAGTTCAAATGTATTTATAAAAACAAATACTACAATTGATGATAATTATAATGTTAACACAGAAATACATAATAATAATAATAATAATAAACAAATTCTAAATAAAAATTTATCTGAAAAAATAATTGAATCAATTAAAAGTAAAAGTGAATCAGAAAGTTCAGACACAATTAAAATGAGTGAGTGTGGATTATCAGAAATCCAAAGTAATCTTGATGAAGAAAATAATTTTGATGAAGAAAATAATCAAAACAATATAAACAATTCCATTATAATTGAGGATGATGATGAAGATTCATATAAAGAAAATATGGATTTTGAACCAAGTATTACAAGTCATAATATTAATGGTAATATTGATAATAATTTTGATATTGATAATAATTTTGATATTGATAATAATTCTGATATTGATAATAATTCTGATTCTGAAAATATTAAATTATTATCATCTTTATTAACTAATAATGAATTGAATAATCAAAATAAAATTAATGAAGAAAAAGATAATTCTGAAAAAATAACAAAAAGTCCAACTAATAAAAAATCAAAAACAATTCCAAAAACACCCAAAAAAACTAAAGAAACTAAAAAAACTAAAGAACCAAAAACACAAAAAATAACACAAGAAAAAAAACAAGTTAAACCAGTTACAAAAAAAAATGTTAAGAAAAACATTGAAATAAATACAATTAATATCAATGATATAAATAAAAATATTGTTGAAAATAACGAAAAAGCCAATGAAAACATTATTGAATTAGAAAATGATGTTAAACCTACATTAAAAAAAAAATCACAACCTAAACAAAAAACAGAAAAAATAAGTAAAATAGAAAAAAAAACAGAAAATAAATCAAAAAAAACAAATACTAATTTAGACAATAAAATTTAATCCATTATATTTTATCAAAAGATTTAATAATATTATTTTTATTAAATGTTGGATATTCTTTAATTAAAATTAATATTATAATTAGAACTACAAGGTAACAAAAATATAACATAAGATTATTGAGATGATTCATATTATTATTTATATAAATAATAATACATAAAAATTTATAATTCAACGAAAATATTTCTTGATACAATTGGGTAATTAATATTGGGTTTTTTTTTAGATTCCAAAATGTTTTCTATATTTGTTTTTTTTAAATCTAAATCCAAATCAGATATTTTTTTAGTATGTATGTCAGTATCAGAATTAGACAATTTTGATTTTAGTTCTTCAGAAGAAATAAGAGATGTAGATATATTGTCAATAATATTTTTTTTAAAAAATGAATTAACATATGAAATTTTACTATTAATAGTGTCAAAATTATTTTCAACATATTTAATAACATCAAAACTTAAAGCCCATTTAAAAAAATTTAACTGTCCTAATGTTGTGAGTATTAAATTATTATTTGGATTGGTATTTTTTTCTCCAAATAAATAAAAAAATTTATTTTTTCTTTTAAATGGATCAAAACATTTTTTTTTAAATGATTTTAATTGTGCTTTATAACTAATATTAATATTAAAATCTTGTTCTTTATTATAATTATTATTTATTTGAATAGAAGTTTTATATAAATAACAATATCTTGTTACGAACCAATCTAAAAATCTTAATGATATTTTATATTTACCATCAATAATATTTATAATTTTATTTATTTCTTCTTCAGAACATTTTTTAAAAAAAACATCAATTACTTCATATAACATTTTTTCTTTATTTTTTAAATTATTTATTTCAATAACATTATCTTGATTTGATGTATCAGAATCAGATGATTTGTTTGACTTTGTATATTTAATGATTTTACTATCTGAAATTTGTATTTGATTATTATAATTTTGATTAGAATTGTTTTCAGTAAAATTTTTTCTTCTTCTTCCCATAATAATTGCAGATTATATAAGATAAATAATTAATATTCATTTAAATAATTTATTTAGAAAAAGAAATCAATATAATTTTAATCGTGATTTGATTTATAAATTTCTTCTTCAATTGAATCTTTAATCATTATTCTTATTACATTAATAATTTTATGTTTATTACCTAATCTTATAACTCTTCCTATGGCTTGCTTTTCAGTATTAAGTCTATGTTGTTTATCACCATAAACAGGATCTAAAAATATAACTTCTTCAGCATTATTTAAATTAGAACCTGAAACAGTACTATCTGATGATAACATAATTATTTTAATAGAATCGGGTGAATCTGCTGATGAATTAAATAATCTTAAAACTCTATCTTTTTGATAAACATTTCCTTGACAATATAAATTAGATATACCATTAGTTTCTAAAACTTTTCCAACTTCTTTTAATAAATAATCCCATTGAGAAAATATAATTCTATATTTATTTGGTGTCTTTTTAATATAATTTATAATCCAAGCTAATTTAGTTCCTAAATTATTTATTTCTGAAGATTTAGTTTCACTAATTAAAAATATTTTATCTAATTGAAGAGCTTTTTGACAATTTGGACATTTTGAACCTAACCCAGATGTTTTGGATTCCTTTATAATTGTACTGATACAACTGTAACAATAAATATGTCCACAAAATGTTATTCCTAAATCTTCTTCTTTAATTTTATCCAAACAAATTGGACATTCTTGTTGTGTAACATTTTCCATAGAATCCAATAATTCAACAAATTTTTTATAATATAAAACAGTTTTTTCTTTACCATCTCTAATTTTCTTTAAATCTACCAATCTTGATTTTGCTTCTATCAATTCAGTTTGAAGATTAGAATATGTAATCAAATGTGTTTTATTTTTTTCTTTTAATTCCTCTATTTCATTTTTAATTCTTTCAATACGATTAATACAATTTGTATAATGTTCATCTGCTTTATCAAAATCACTCATATACATTTTTTTAATTTGTGTTTGAATATCTGATAATGATTCAACTTTATTTGATAAATTTTCACGTAATTTTTCAGAAATCATTGGATGACAACAAATATGTCGTAAAAAAACATCTTCTGGTTTATTATTAGGGTCTGCCAAATAAGCATTATAAATCATACGTTCAGTATCAGTAAATTTTAGCCAAATAGTTTGTTCATTTACTTCAGGTAATTGTAATATTTTAATATTTGCATTATGTGTGTTTCTTGAAAAATGGTCTTTTATATATTGATAATTTATTTTATCATAAATGTTAACTTTATTAATCATATTTAAATCCCATGTCAAGTAATCTAATATTTCAGATAATGAAGTTTTATCTATTTCAGTATGATTATAAATATTATTTTCTTTAAATGGTGTACCAGATATTATCCATCTATAATCAGATTCTAAATATTTTAATCTGACAAATAAATTTGACGTTTCAATTTCATGAAATTCATCAATCACAACCCTATACCAATATATATTAAAAATATTTACATTTTTATTAAATATATCTGATAAAACTGCCATTGGATTTAAATATTCATGTTGGTCTAATTTACAATTTATGAAAAAATTAGCATTTACAATAATTACATCTGCTGTAGCTAAATCATAATAAGAATATTTATAATAATGATTTTTTGTTAATAAATTTATAATTTTTAATGGGTTAATTGTATGATTACCAAATTCTCTAGCCCATTGACCACATAAATGATTTGGTATAATTATTAAAGTTGCTTTTGAATATATTTTATTATTTTTAATTAAACTGTTATTTTCTAATTGATTTAAATTTATTAATGTAATCATTTGAAGAGTTTTTCCCATACCTACTTCATCAAATAATCCTCCTCCTTTAATAATACATTTTGATGAAATTTTACTGAATTCATCAGCATAATTACGTTTTTCAATTCTATACATCCAATTTAAATTATTTATTTGATAAGGATATAATTGTGTTTTAATATTTGGAAATTTAGTTATGGTAATATCAGATTTGGGTGAATTTGATAATATTTGTTTAATTAAACAATTTGAAATTTCTGTTTTAATTTTATTATAATATTCATATAATATTACTAAATCATTATTAAATATTTTTTCAGAAATAGTATTAATTATTAATTGATGTTCTTGTGAATATATTGAATTATTTAAATTATTAATTAAAACATTTGTATTATCTACCAAATCAACAGTATTGTATGTTTCCAATAAATCCAATAATTTTGAATTCATTAAATTTGAACTAACCTTTGTTTCCATTATTATTATGTGTATAATATTGGTATTTAATCTAATTTATTTTTTAATATCAATTTTTTTACATTAAAAATAATACTTAAAATTTAAATAATATTAAAGATATTATTTGAATTATGAACAATTTTAATTTGAAATATCATGATGTAAATTATGATGGTAACGAATATATTAATATTATTCCAAAAAAAAATAATGATAAACAAAAACAAAATAAATTATTTTCTGATAATTACCCAAATGATAATGATAATGATAATAACAATAATTGTGATATTGAGAATAATAAAAAAAATAAAACTCTAAATGAAATTCTGATAAAAAATCAAAAAATAGAAGAAGAAAATAAAAACATTATTATATCACATAATCAAAATGATATTTATGAAGATTATAAAGAATTAAAAAAAGAATTCAATAATTTTTTAGAAAATGTTTTATTGGGTACAACCAAAATTAAAAATATAATAAAAAAAATGGATAAACAAACACAAAAAAATGAAACAAATAAAATTAAACAACTTAATAAAAAAAATACAATAAATAAAGATAAAGGATTTGCTGAAGAAAAAAATGTTCCTAAATCAATACAAGTTTTTTTTAATTTAGAACCAGAAATAAAAATGCCAAGAACAAAAATTGGTGGTTTATTTCAAGATTATTTAAAAAATAATAATCTCAAAGGTAATATTGGTGAAAAAAATAAAATTGATAAAAGAATTTACCGTTTGGATGATAAATTATCAAAATTATTTAATGTATCAGAGGAACAGATAATTAAAATAAATTCTTGTTCTTCGTCAAAAATCAAATATCCAAATGGATATAATTTTCATAATTATCAAACTTGGATAAAAAAAATTTACAACGAAGAAAAAAATTGAATTTTAATTGTTTAGATTGATTGATATATTTAAATTTATTATTTAGGATATTATATATTTACTTAACAAACTTGTTAAAATGTCAATTTTCCAGATTCATCAATGTTTTGTTGCTCTAAATAAAGACAATCGTGTTGTTATTTGGGGAAATCGTGAGTTAGGTAATGTTACAAATTTTATTCCTCAAGCAGAATCATTGAGGGATGTAAAGTCCATCAGTTGTTCTACAAGTTGTATGGCTGCTCTTTGTTTGGATGGAACTGTTGTTGTTGTTGGCCATAATTCATTTAATCAGCTTGATGTGCCAGAAGGATTGGGAGATGTTATGTCTGTGATTTGTATGGAAAAATGTGTTGTTACTTTGAAAAATGATGGAATAGTTGTTGTTTGGGGATCAATTGAAGATAACTTTTATATTCCTGAAGGATTAAATGATGTCAAGTCTATTTATGGAATGCATGGCGGTGGCTATGTTGTAGCACTCAAATATGATGGAACTATTGTTTGTTGGGGAAATATAAACCAATTAGCAAAATATGGACTTGCAAATATTCCACATGAATTAAATGCAAATGATGTCAAAACTATTCGATGCACGCATGAACATATTCTTGTATTGAAGAATGATGGAACAGTTGTTGCTTGGGGTGATAATTCTTTTGGGAGATGCGATGTTCCATTAGGATTGACTGATGTTAAAAGTATTCATGCTGGTAATGGATACTGTTTTGCTGTTAGACATAACAAATCTATTGTTTATTGGGGACTTGGATTTGAAGATGCGAAAGTTACTATGGAAAGTTTGACAGAATACAAGTCAATTCATTCTGGATATTTTAGTGTTGTTGTCGTCAATAATGATGGAACAGCACTGAAAATTTGTGTTGTATTTAATCAACCAGAAAGTCTTGAAAATTTCAATGATATTTCACAAATACATTTTACAAAGAGTGTGTTTTGGGGAGTAAAATCAGATGGTTCAATTGTTTCTTCAAATCTTGGTTTATTAGGAAATAACCCCCATTATATTGATGTACCGGAAGATTTTAGAATGAATACATCATCAGAAGAAGATGATGATTGGAGAAATAATCTAGAAATAATTTTGAAATAATTTAAAATTATTTTTTGTATTTGAGTAGATTTGGTTTTTATTTATATAATTAAAATAACCCAAATGTATTTAAAAAATTAAAACTTGTTATAATATCTTCAATTTCATCAGAAGTTATATCATTAATATTATTTTTAATATATTTGATGATATTTTTTGTATTAAACTTACTTTTATTTATATACGAACAAATATTATATTTAAATTCATTACTCATGTTATAAATTTTATCAGTTGTATTTGAATTTATATCCATTGATATTATTTGGATAAATTCATCCCAATATTCCAACATAACATTTGAATAAAATAACATATTAGAATGATCAATAATTATATTAACATTATTATTTGATTCATTAACAATATGATTTAAATTAAAAATGTTGTTATTTTCAATAAAAAATTTTTTTTCTAAATTATCTGAATTAAAATAAATATTTCTAATTTTATTGATTAATAAAAGTGAATTATCATCTAAAGAATTAATCATATTATTTTTAATTATTTCTTCAATTGATTTAAATTTTAAAATAAGTTCATATATTTCATTTGTTTTTAAACCATGATTAAATACATTATAATCAGAACCAAATAAAATACATAAATCACATAATTCATTTGAATCTAATTTAAGTACATCATTAATTAATTTAGTTTCCAAATAATATACTGAATTATTATAAAATTTAATTGTTTTATTAATACCAGCTGGTATAGGATCAGTATCATCTGTTAAAAAAAAATCAATAATATTATATTTATTTAACAAAACAGCAAGATATTCACCTTCACCGTAAGAAAAAATATAAGGTATATTTAATAAATCAAATAATTCTAATAATGTATTAATATTTTCAAGATTAATTTTGGTTGAATTTTTTTCTAATTTTTTTTTAATTAATAATAATTCACCTTTATGTTTTAATTCATCATTATCTAAATAATCAATTTGTTCTTCTATTTTTTCTAATTTTAGTTTTGATATTATTTTTTTGTGATATCTAATTAAATTAGTATTTTCTTTTTCATGTAAAGTACCTCCATCAAAAATATATAAAGGAATAATTTTATTTGATAAAAACTTTAATATTTGATTAAAAAATCCTATTAACATATTATCATAAGAATGAGTATACTTATAACAAAATAAATTCCCATCTACACCAACTAATAATTTTTTTTTATCAATGTTCAAATCAATTATTAAATCATTTAAATATGGATATTTTTTATATAATTTATTATTGTCTAAAAAAGTAAATAATTTTTTAATTCCCATTTTGTTCTATTATAATAATATTATAAAAAAAAGTTCACTATACGTTATATTTGATTCAAAATCAATAGTACTTATATTTGTATTATTAAGATTTTTTTGATTTATGTTATTGGATGAAAATTTTGGAAATCCAAAATTCTTTTTAAAATAAACGTTACCTATTTTTTTATTTTGTGTTTTTAATTTTTCTATATTAAATTTATATTTTTTTCCATCTAAAAAATTTAATTCAAATTTATTATTTTTAATTCTATTTTTATTTATCAATACATATAATTCATCATCAAAAATATAATAGTTTTCATCAGAACACAAATTATTAATAATATTTATTTTAACTATTAGATTACCTTTGTGTAATATATTATTGATAATTATTTCATCTCCTTCACCTTCATATATTTGTTCAAAATCAACTGGATAAATAATTTCTTCAAAAATATTTTTAGTATGTCTAGGACATTTAATAATTTTTGGATTACAAAACCATACATCTTTTAAGTCAAAATCAATAGTAATTGTTATATCAGTTATTTTTTTAAAAAAAATATTAAAATCATTTAGTTCAAAAGGAATATTAAATAAATTATCTATTATATTTTTTTGTGTCATTAATTTGATTATTTTTTCAGTTTCAGTTGAATTTAAAAAATTTATAATACTATTTTTAAAATTATGAATATTATTTTTTGAATTCAAATTAAATATGTCTTCTATTTTATTTGTTCTCAAGTAAAAGTTTAATTTTTTATCATATTGGTTTTTTAAATCATCATTTGATAATATTTCATATGCATATTTTATTTTTAAAAATTTTTCACTTGAATTATTATTATTTTTATCTGGATGATATTTTAAAGCAAGTTTTTTCCAAGCATTTTTAATATCTTTTTTAGATGAATTAATATTAATTTCTAATAGTTCATATAAATTATTTTTTTCATCAAAATTTATAGATTCATTCATTATAGCAGAGTAAATGAATATTGTTTTATTATTTTATATATTTAATTATTTAATATAATATCAATATGTTTATTTCTATATAAAAAAATAGTAATTTTATTTAATAATATCTAATGAATTCAAATATTAAAAATTCATATAACATGAAAAAAATTAAAAAATTTAATAATATTGATCAAATGTACAGTCATGACGATATAAAAAATTTAATAATTAAAACACAAAAAATAGAAAAACCAAATATAAATATAAATTCATTAATAGACAATAAAAAAATAACAAATGATAAAGAATTAAATGAAAGTATTAAAAAAAGAGTAAATGAACCATATAAAGGTATAATTAAAAATTTTGATTATTCAAAAATCAGAGAAAAACATGAGGAAGATTTGATTGTTCATAAAGTTAATGAAGAAGATAAAAATATTAAGGTATTCGATTCAAATATGGATGTATTTCAAAATAAAATTGAAAAACAAAATAAAGACATTAAAGACGTATATTCAATGGATAAAAAAACAGAACATAAAAAAGAATTTGATTATCAATTGAAAAAAAAAAGATAGAACAAAAATAGATTCTGGAGATGACGA